TTTGATTTTTACAAATATGCTCCACCTTTTAGAAAACAAAGTGGTGATGCAAACTCCAGAAGTACAGAAAGAGTAGCTCCTACTCCTGATAGAAGAAACCCACAACAAAAGAGAAAAGGTATTGGTACAACTCGTTCAGGAGCATTAACTGATAGCAGAACAAATTTAGCAGCAACTGCAGGCAACTATTTTGACTATAATCAGTCAAAAGACTACACACAAGCTGGTGGAAAGTATAAGTCTATCATCATGTATATGCCAGAAGATATTTCTACTGGTTTTAGAAGTAACTGGGGCGGTAAAGCAATCAGTAATATTGGAGCAGATATTTTAAGATCTGCTGGCGCTGAAGGTCTTAAAAAAATAGATAATTTAGCAACTGGAGCAGCAAATGGGTTTGAAAGACTAGTTCCAATAACAGGATCTGCTGTAATAAGAAAATCTATTCAAAAGATTACTGGAGATAGTTTATCTAATGATGATATCTTTGGTGGTATCTCTGGAGCTATTCTCAATCCAAATACTGAGTTGTTATTCAGTGGTCATGATATGAGAAATTTTCAGTTGAATTTTAAATTAGTTCCTAGAAATTCTGCAGAAGCAGAACAAATTAATGAAATTTGTAAAATTTTTAAGATGTGTACACTTCCATCAAGAAATCCAGGAGAAGTTTTTGCTGCTAGTAATCAAGGTATCACTGCTGGATTTATTGGTGTTCCAAATCTTGTAAAAGTTTCATTCATGTCTGGACCTGATGAACATAAAGTTTTACCTAGATATAAAATGTGTGCCATAACTCAAGTTGATGTGAACTATACACCAGATGGTGCTTATGCTACATATACTGGCGATATTAGTCAACCAGTTGCTATTGAACTCTCCTTAAATTTCCAAGAAACAAAACTTGTATTCTCAGAAGAAATCGCAAACGATAGTATCCGCTAATGTATTTTTCAATTATACCAAATATCTCATACGATGAGAAGCCAATCAGTTATCCTTTTTCAGAATCTGATTTTGTAACTGCAAAGAATTTCTTTCGTAGATATAAAATCAACGATAATATTTTTTCTAATGCGGTCATCTTTAATAAGTATACTATTGAAGATGGAGATACTCCAGACTCTTTAGCAAATAAAGCATATGATAATCCATTCTATGATTGGATAATTCTATTGACAAATAATATGGTCAACGCACAATATGACTGGCCACTTAATAACTATGAAATCTATAAAGTATTAGAGTCTGAATACGACGATCCATATGGAACCATTCATCACTATGAAACCTATGAAATAGGTCAATATGTAGAAGGTTTACGTGTTGATGAGACGTTCTATAATAGCACTCAAAAATTAAACATCAACGGATCAATAGTTACAAAAAATGGTAACGAGATTTGTCGTCCCGTTACCATTGCTGAGTGGTTTACTTCTGAGAATGAAAAGAAAAGAGAAATTTATCTTCTTAAACCAACATATGTTCAATCTTTTGTAGATGATTTTAGAAGGCAAAACCTTTACAAAAAATCTGATAGTTATATTAACCAGAGACTAAAAGCAACTGGTTGATCTTTTTCAGCAATTTTTTTGCGGAAAAATTTTTTCCAGATTTATGGAATCGTTAATCAAAATTTGAAATGATACGCTTACACTCTTTCAAGTTTTGTTTACAGAAGGCATGAACATAACTGTTCGCATCTGTACTCATAGTATAGTGAGCATGAGTGTGTACCAGTTCAGTCACCGCCAAGAACCCAACACACAGGGCTACGAAGTGGCATATAGGACTTGTGGCACAGCATATCAGGTTCTTTTTGATGTTCATCAGTCTTCTTCAGCAAGACGAGCGAAGTAAGACAGAGCATCGTCATCATCAACGACTGCCTCTTGCTTTACAGGAGATGGTGCACTCATCTGTTGACGAAACGATGAATAAGTGGTGATATCAGGATCATTAAACCCACCAGTAGCAACAGGAGATGGATCAGGATATGGTTCATACTCTTCATCGTCAACGCTAGGGCGAGTAGCAGGACGAGAAGTAACACCGAGCACAAGGTTTAGACGTGCTTCAAGTTCTTCATAGGTCTTGAACTGGTCCTTGTTAGTGAACGCTTCCAGAGAGTGCTCGGACTTCCAGATACCTTCCAGTTCATCATCGTATGCGCTGAGAGCAGAGACAGAATCAAACTCAGAAGAATCATAGTTCCAGTAACCTGCAACCTTTTTGATCTTCAGTTTGAAGTTAGCACCTTCCCAAAGGTCAAAGACATTAACAGGTGTCTCGTCTTGGAACTCAGGTTGCATAGCAGCGAGGATCTTATCATGGATCTTCTTGCCATACTTGTAAAGAAACACTTTACCTTCATTCTCAGGATGCTTAGGATCCTTTACGACATAGATGTTGCTGTAATACTGAAGCTTGCGCTTCTGCTTACGAGCAGTCTCTTTGTCTTCATCACTACCGCTGTTCCAGAGTTTGCGGTTTACTTCACCAACAGGATCCTTCTCGTTGATAGTAGTCAAAGAGTTCTCAATATACCAACCACCAGGTCCTTGGAAAGCGTGAGAATATAGTTTTGCCCAGGGGATAGACTCACCATCTGGTGCTGGGAGGAAACGAATAACAGCATATCCATTTCCAGAAGCGTCAACTTCTGGTTTCCAGAAACGTTCGTCAACGTTCTTACCACTAGCAGATTTTTCAAGTTCTTTTTGAAGAAACGAGAAGTTGTTCTGAGATTTACGCTTTAGATCTGCAAAAGACATAGGATTTTCTTAGATTAAATTTGGATTTGGTTTGTGTGATGCCCTATCACTCAGTCATTATAACAGGCACAGAGTCGGGCGTCAATCCTCTGTGCCACTTTGAAGTTTGTCCTTCATGAATCGGACTTTCTCCAGTAGTTCATCAAACATTTGTTCAACAGTAGTTCCTGGAGTAGCACCTAGCATAACAATACCTTGCTTCATTGTCTCAAGTACAGAGACAGCTTCTGGATCGTCACTCAACTTAATGCGATAATAAAATATTTTTTGCTTTTCAATTAGCAATTCTAATTTTTCAAAGTAATCAAGTTTTCTTTTTTCATCAAGAAGAACAAAGTTCATCGCTGATCTAAAACAAAATTGTTGTAGTTCCATCATCTCTTGGATGTTACCACGTACTAATTCAGATTGAAAGAAGCTCATACTAGCATTAATTTGGCACGACTTGTTTTTTTCATAAAGTTGAGTTGCTGTGCCTCGTAACGAAGTTTTTCCTTAAGAGGTTTGCTAATCAACTTTGACACATTATCTATTTCAATTTCATTTAATTCGCAATAGTGGATAACCGAATCAATGTAATTCATATCAGGATTGTGCAAGGCAATCTTCTCCACCTCCTGCGAAAATCTCGCAGATGTCATAAATTTATCCTCTAATAATTGTTTTTTCTCCATATCGTTCTTGATACTCCGCGATGTAACTCATTAACTTCATAAAGAATTCTTTCTTAGGTGGAAGCACCTTGACTTGAGTTTCGCCGTTCTCGCAAGCAACGATAGTTACAAGTTGTTTAACATTCAACCCGTAATTTTCTTGCAGCATACAAGCATATGCAGTTTCTTGAACAAAATAATCGTAAAGATATTTTTCACGCTTGGGTTCTGCAGCGGTTTTAAAATCAATAATAGATAATACGCCGTCAAATTCAGCGATACAATCAACACGCCCAGCCAACTCCAGGTGTTTGGAATAAAGCGCTGCTTCCTGTAAGTAAATATTATTTATGCGATCTAGAATATCTCTAGAATGATGAAACATTAGGACAGGAAGTGGAAATTTACTATACTTTTTTAAATCAAGATTGTTATTGAAATAGTCTTCAGCAATGGAATGATACTTAGTCCCTCTACTAGTAGATCTTTGAGAGATGTTGTCTGCTTTTTCTTTTCCTACACGGGCACGCCATTTAGCAATGCCCGCCACCTTATTTTTATTGTTGCTAATCACAGTGGTAACAGATGGAAACTTATATCCTTCAGGTGTAAGATACATACGTTTACCATCCACCATTTCAGCAGACATTTCAATAGGATCTAGTCCCACATGATTAAACAACTTCATAGACCAAGATTAATTTTGTTAATAATATAAGACTTGACAAGACCAGAACGAACGATGTCTTCAATACTAAATTCAATCAAAGAAAACTCTGGCATCTTCTGTAAGATACGTTGGAAGTCTAGGATTCCAGAACGCTCACTAATCTTTTGTAGATCAGTTTGTGCAGCATCGCCACAGAAAACAATCTTACTATCTTGACCAACACGAGTAATGATTGAATCAAGTTCGTGAAAGTTTAGGTTTTGACATTCATCAATAATAACAATTGAATTGTCAAGAGTAGTGCCACGAATAAAACTAGTAGACCAGAATGAAATAGTTTCTTGTTGCTTTAGATTGTCATACAACATATCATATGCTGCATCATCTGGCATTTCAAACATGGATTGCACCATATTTTTATATGGTATTTGATATAGAGATGATTTATCTTCATGATCTCCAGGAAGGAATCCAATCTCTCTAGTAGCAACCAATGAACGAACAATATAGATCTTTTCATATGGTGTATACTCATTCAAGACATCTTTAAGTGCCTTGTAAAGAGCAACAAAGGTTTTACCTGTGCCAGCAACACCATACGCATAGATCATTTGACCTTTGTCCCACTCATCAAACATAATTTGTTGATTATGAGTAAGAGGTTCAACTGGAAGCATGTATTCTTCACTAATAGGCTTGCGTCTTTTCTTTTGCTTATTAGTCATACCTTGTCCAGGTGCTTTCGTAGTCTTTTTTCTAACTGGCATATGTTTAACGATACTTATCGGTAATAGTTTTGTTTCGTGGTGCGTGCTTGGCAATTTTATTTTTCATGATGTCATGAAATCCAGGATGAGTTCTGCTCATCTTGTCTTGCCAATCACCTACCTCTCCAGATGCAGGACATGTAGATGGATCACTCCAGTCTCTAGTCCAGTCTGGATTGTCAGTCTTCCACTGATCCCAATCATGGACGCTGAGTACAACGTCCTTTTGTTCACCAGTTTTAGTATTAATTACAGGGTATGTTGCCATCAGTTCCACTCCAATGCTTCAGCACAAATAGGGAATTGTTCAGCGAAGATTTCCTTACACTGAGCAGCAATGTCCATGTGTTCCTTCTG